AACTCCTTCTTCTACAATTGTAAAAAGAGGTAACGTTTATGATGATAAAATTGTAGGTCATGATGATAACATTGCAAACGGGGCAGATGATGTAGTATTGCGCTTCGTCTTAGAATGGTAGGAGGGATAAGATGGCAGGATTTACTTATAATTACAAACCGATTGATTATAACGCTGCGCAAAAACAAGCGTTAGGGCAATTAGATCCGTTATATCAACAAGGTGTTAAAACGATTCAGCAACAACAATATCAAAATAATCTTCAATCTGGTAATATTGCAGCAGCTAGAGGATTAGGACACTCAGGATTAGCAGCAGACCAATTAAATAAAATTGCTATTGCTGCACAAGGTCAAATCGGAAGTTTAAACGCTCAACGAATGACACAAGCCGCACAAATGGCTCAAGACTTAGTAAATCAAGACAAGCAATACGATTTGCAACGTAGAGGGCAAATGTTTAGTGAGTATTCTTCTAATCGTGATTATAACTATGGTGTTGGTCGAGATAAAGTAGCAGATGCTCAATGGAATAAACAATATAACCGTGGTGTATACGAGTCAGACCGAAGCTACAAATATCAACAAGGCAGAGATAAAGTAGCAGATGCGTGGAAACAAAAAGAATGGAGTCAAATGTCACCTGCTGAAAAGCAACAAATGGCACTTCAATATTCTTACAGCCAAAAATTAAAGGGGTCTAGTGGTGGACCAGGCAGAGGGCGAAAAGGTTCACCAGGTAGAAAAGGTAGCCCGTATAGACCAGGTGGTGTAACTAAAAATAATCCTGCTTTAGATATTGATCCTAGATTATTAGAGGAATACATTAAAGCGGAACAACAAAGACACCAACATGACGCAACAGTTCCTTTTGGTTATGCGGGTAGTGCAAATAATTCTAATCCATATGACAACAAAATGAAACGTATGGGTTCATATTAAAGAGGTGATTTGATGGGTTGGGAAAAAGATTTATATGGTACTGTCTACAAATCGCAAAAAACTAAAAATGCTGCTGCTAAACGCAAAGCAACGAATGACGCTAAAAAACAAAGAGAAGCTAACGCTTATGACAGGGCTTTTACTTCAGGTGTTCAAGATTATGCTAAACAAAACAATATGACATATAGCCAAGATATGAAAGACGCTATGGCAACTTACTACAACACGAAAAAGAATCATGATAAATTCGTGCAAGATAGCGTAAATGAAAGTAAAGCAAGAAATAAAGCTGAATTAAAAAACCACGCTTCATTTGCTGCTGACCATCAATCAGAAATAGATGAATACAATTCAGCACGCAAAAAGATGGGTATGCAACCTGATAACATGGTTACAAAGAAAAAATATGACCAGATGTTTGGGTATGATACCAAAAAAGGTTTTGATAATGGGATGTTTAACCGTTATCAAGAGTATAAAACATCAAAAGATTTAAAAGTAAATCATAATGATAAGACCACTCCTAAAAAGAGTGGTTCTTCTTCTGATAATAAACTTAACTTTTTTGAAAAAATCGAAAAGAACCATCCTGTTATTGATAAAATCTTAACATTTGGAATGGATGTAAAACACGATGATAAAAAAGAGGATAAAACACATTTTGGGACGTTAAATAATAATAACATTGGTAAAAACTATGCCAATAATCAGTTATTTAACATCCCTTCTTTGGTTGAAGAAAAAATAAAAGGGGCTATGCCTGATTATTTAAAAGATGAAGAAGCAAGAAAAACAGGTGAAAAATCTTCTCGTGTGCAAGATAATATTAATTTAGCTTTAGGTGGTCTAGCAGGAATAGGTAAAACAAGCGCAAAACAATTATTAAAAAATGTAATTTCTAAAAAAGGTTTAGGTACTGCTTTAGGTGGCGGGGTTTTTGGAGGTTTCACAGGAGAACTACAAAATAAGTACCAAGAACAATTAGGAAATGACCTATCCACAAAAGATGAAATTAAAAACATTTTAACTAACACTGCAATAGCAGCCTCGTTCGGTAAGTTTTTAGGTGGTCACACAAAAGCGCCTGAAATTAATAAAGTTTCTGATGCTGATATTCTTAAGAATACAGCTGAGAAAGGTGTTAAAAAATCAAATGCCAAAAGTGTTTTAGAAACAATTAATAAACTAGCTGAAAAAAATAAAGCTAATGAACTTCCTGATATTTCTACACTTCCTAAGAATTATGAAGGTTTGTATTTGATTAAAGATGAGTACCCTATACAAACTAAAATGGAGTTACAAAAAGCGAATGAAAAATTAAAGAATCCTATCACAAACGAACAACCTATACCAAAAGAAGCTGCTAAACTAGTTCAAAAGATTGATAGTAGCAAGAAGATGCAACAAGAAATCAATCAAATGAATCTAGTCGCTGAAAAAGAACCAACTCATATGAATATTGATGCTGCGCCTATTGAATTGAACCCTAAAACAGCACCATTAACAAAAGTGGCTAATACAGAAACTAAACCGTTACCGAATGAATTCGATGCAGTTAAACACATTTCAGAACAAATTAACAGTGATGTTAAACAAACTAAACAACCATTCGCACAACGATTAAAAGACTTAGGGAATCGAGTTTATTACAATATGGTTGATGATCGTCATGGGATTGGTCGATTAGATAAAGCAGCAAAAAAGAATGTTGATGATTACGATTCTGCTATCGCATTATCTCATCAAGCTGCAGGATCTGGTTCAAAGGCTACACAGGCATTAGAAAAAGGAATTTACAATGAACGTGGTCAGAAAGTTGGAGAAGGTTTCCAAGAAATCCTACAACAATCAAAAGACCCTGAAAAACTTCAGCAGTATTTAGTTGCAAAAGGTGCTTTGGATTACGATTCAAAAGGAATGGTTGCGTTCAAGTCTGATGGTTTTAATCAGAAAGAAATTTCTAATGCTGCGATTAAACAATTAGAAAAAGAACACCCTGGAATTAAAGAAGAAGCAAATCGAGTGTATAAGTTTATCGAACAACAACAACAAGTATTAAAAAAGGGTGGCTTGTTGAATGATGAACAAATCGCACAAATGAAGAAGGATAATCCTAATTACATTGGTATGCAACGTGTACAAGATGATGGGATTGAGAGCTTCACGAAGGGTAATGAATCACTTAAAAAACGTTTAATGAATGTTGGTAAGCCGACTAACAAACGTACTGGAAGTGAAAGACAAATCATTAACCCATTTGAAACGATTGTTAAACGTCAATATGTATATCAAAACATGGCAGATCGAAACAAACCTGGTATAGCGATTTTAAATCATTTACGTTCGATGTCAGAAGATAATATCTTTGGTAACATAGTTGAAGTTGAGAAGAACGCAAACTACAAATTATTAGAACAAGCTGATGATGTGGCGAATCGTTCAGAAGATGCAATTAATGATGGTGTTAATGAGTTGTTCCGAGCAAAAGATGGAAAGAATAATATCCTATACGTTTATGAAAATGGTGATAAATATAAGGTTCAAATCAAAGATAAGCTCCTATTTGACAGTATTATGTCGATGGACAGTAAATCATTGCCTGCTTGGATGAAAGCTATTAATGCGCCTGTTAAGATGCTTAGAGCAGGGGTAACGTTATCACCTGACTTTGGTTTACGAAATGTTATTCGAGATCAATTAACGACTGCTATTACTTCTAAACGTGGGTATATTCCTGGTGTAGATGCTCTAAAAGGCGCAGCAGAGATAATAAAAGGTAGGAAAGGCAATAGTTCATTACTACACGCATACACTAAAAATGGGGGAGATATGTCGGTTTTACAAAACATAGACCGTACAAATGTAATAAAAACATATCAAGACCTTCAAGGAAATAAGCCGTTAATGTCGAAATTAAAAGAAGTGGCAAAAGACCCTTCTAAATTACTCGAACCATTACGAAAAATCGGTGAATTTTCTGAACAATCAACACGAATTGGACACATGAAAAGTTCGATGAAAGACAAAAAGAACATCTTCACAGGGAAAGTTAAAAAAGGTGCTTCACCAGAACAAGCTGCATATGATGCACGTTCAACAATGGACTTTAATCGTGCAGGTGCATGGGGTAGACAGATTAATCAAGTATCGGCTTTCTTTAATGCTAGTGTTCAAGGTTTAGATGTTACTGCTCGAGCAATGGCGAAAAGACCATTAAAAACTTCTCTTGCTATCGGTGGTTATATTGTAGCTCCGACAATCGCACTTTATAAACTAAACGAAAATCAACAATGGTTTAAAGATTTACCACCTGATGAACGTGATCGCAATTGGTTTATGAAGTTACCTGGTAAAGATGGGCAAATTGTTAAAATCCCTAAACCGTTCGAAGTTGGTATTTTATTTGGTGCAGGGACAGAAAGAGCATTAGATAAAGGTGATAAATCTTTTGATGGTTATCTAAGAGAAGTTTATGACACAATGACACCTGATGTATTGCCTACTGTTTTAAAACCTTGGTTAGAAGTAATGACGAATCATAATTTATTCACTGGTCAAAATATCGAATCAATGGGTGATGCGTTTTTGCCTACAGAAGAACGAAAAACTGCTTATAACTCTCAATTTGCTAATAAAACTTCTGAAATCCTATCTAAAATGAACAAACGTAATGAAATAAGTCCAAAAGATGTGGATCATTTAGTTAGAGGGTACACAGGAACGTTAGGTAGTTATGTGAATGAAGGTATTGATACAATTGCAGGGGTAATTGATAAAAACATTCCTGAAAAGCCTAGTCGTGGTGTTCAAACAATGCCTTTCATTCGCTCATTCGTTCAACGTAACTTAGAAGGGAACAATAAGCCTACAAACGAGTTTTATCAGTTACATGATGATTTACAAAGAATGAGTAAGAAAGAAGGTTTTAAATACGATGCCCAAAAGAAAGCTGTTAATAAAGTTTTCTATCAAATGAACAAATTGCAAGGTGCTAAGAAGGATATTTTAAATAGTAATCAGATTGACGGGAAAACAAAAGCTCAAAAAATCAAAGAGTTGAATAAACAGATTACTGAAATGGCACGAAAAGCAAATGAGGAAAACAAAATTAAACGTTAGGAAGATGTATAATGTTTAAGAAGGTCGGAAAAGTGTTGTTATATCCGTTTCTAATAGTGGGTAGTTTGGCTATTATCATATTAGCTTTATCCTTTATAGATTATGGATTCTACTTACTTTCTCCAGTGTTAGTAATTGTATTGTGTTTAATCGTTTTATACAATCTATACCGATTTATTAGATACTTATGGAAATCTATATTTTAAAAAAGAGCTGACTCTTACGAGTTGGCTTTTTTATTTGGGGCGAAAGGGAGTGTCATGATGAACGAAAGATTAGAGCAAGAAGTGAGCGACTTAAAAATTCGCCTGGCAGTCGTAGAAAAGAGGGTAGATGTATTGGAAAAGAGTATCGAAAAGATTGATGGCAATACATCGTGGGCAGTTAAATTAATTATTGGACAAATGATTATCGGTGTAATTGGCTTTCTATTCATGAAAGGTGGTCTATAAAATGAAATATTTAAACTTCAAGTTTGAACATATAGCGTTTTTCTCAATTTTAGGGGTGCTTTCTGCATCCCTTTTTACATTTAGATCAAACACTGACATTGTTTATTTGATTCTTGGTGCATTAATCGGATACCTTACTAAAGGAAATACAGATAAAAAGGATGGTGAGAAATAATGTGTAATTGGAGAAATGACTTTATTCAAAAAAACAAATACACAAGACCAGGAACATTATTAAAAGGTGTTAAAAAGATCGTCTTACACTGGACAGCTAACCCAGGAGCAAGCGCAGATGCTCACAAAAGATATTTTGGTGGTACTGCTATTCAAAACAAAACTTATGCTTCAGCACATATATTTGTTGATCCTAAAGAAGCGATTTGTATTATTCCGTTAAATGAAATGGCATATCATGCAAATGATGAATATGAAAAAGGGTTTAGAGGAGTTAAAGAAATAGCTCCTAATGCAAATAGATGTACAATCGGTGTTGAAATGTGCGTAGAGAAGGATGGAGTAATTTCAGACGATACAGTAAAACGTACTGCTGAAGTCATTGCAGACTTATGTAAAACATATAAACTAACTGAAAATGACATTGTACGTCATTATGATGTTACACATAAACCATGTCCGAAACCATTTATTGATGATTTTAAAAAATTCGAGGACTTCAAAAAACAAGTAGGCTTAATCCTTAACCCACCTAAACCAGAAGTTAAACCTGTAGCTAAACCAAAACCACCTGTTTATCCTGGTAAATTAATTAGAAAAGGTGACAAAGGAGAATTAGTTAAACAAGTTCAAATGGCTTTAAAAGTATCTGTAGATGGCATATTTGGAGCGAAAACAGAAGTAGCAGTAAATACATTCCAAAAGGAAAATAAATTATCTGTCGATGGAATCGTCGGAAAAAACACTTGGTCTAAATTATTTAAATAAGGAGAAGTTACAAAAAACTTAGGTAAGTAATAGATTAACTTGCCATAATATGTTATATTCCTCCTATATTGTATAATTAGGAGATGTGAAAATGTACGAAGTTATCAATCGTGAATGTGTTTATAATGGTATTGAATACAGAATAGTGAGTGTTTTAGATAGTGATTTATTATTAGTTGTTCTAAAGAAAAACTATGATGAAGGTAATTACCCTTTACAAACGTATATCATCCCTGACGAAGAACTTATTGAAAGAAGAAAAAATATGAGATAGTACAAAAATCCCTGTATCCTTAATCGGTACAGGGTTATTTTTGCGTTAATCGGTTATACAAGTCTAAATTTTCTTTACTTAACCATTTTCGAGCGTTTTCATCTTCGTTTATCTTTATAAATTCTCTTTTTTGTTTGTCGTGAAAGCTTTTAACATCGAAATAATGATCTTCACAATAGAATTTTGTTCTACCTTTTCCATCCCAACTACCTAAAGGCGCAACCATCGTTTCTCTAAGACAAAATAAACATATTCCTTTTTTAATCATCCAATCACCTAAAAGGAGTATATCAAGTGTGTAATTGTCTAATCAACTCATGACCATCTATTAAGGTAATATTCGTTTTATTCGCATACTCTAACGCATCTTTCGTAAAACCTGATGAAGTAATAAAGTAACCACGTTTCACATGATCTGCAAGCATAGCTCCATTCAGTTTTTGAATAGCAGGTCTACCAACATTACCTTTCCAGTGTTTCACTTCTACATAGATCTTTTCATCATCATCAAAGGCAATTATATCCTTCCCACCATCTTTAGCAGCTTTTGTAACTTCTGCTTCAAAATTTCTGGTTAATCGTAGGAATTTAGCTGCAAAATACTCGAATTCCCTGTGGTGCATCCTTGAAAGTTGTTGTTTGTTCTTATAACTAAGTAATTCTTTTTTATCCTTATTTTTCGTATATTCTTTTTGTTTTGCTATAATTCCTTCATTAATTTGTAAAACTACAATCGTAAAAATACCAAGTCCTATCAATGTAATTATTAATGATAATGGCATTTTAATCACCTCAAAAAAGAGTATTCCCTCATTCTTCATCAAAATACCATATATCTTCAACTTTTAATCCTAATTTTTTAGATATTTTCATGGCAACTTCCAATGTCGGAACGCTTTTTTCATTAACGATAAAACTTAATGTTCCTGGTGAAATACCAATATTTTTAGCGAATTCACCTTTTTTAATCTTTCGTTCTGCTAATATCATCCTTAATTTATTCTTCATTCTCATCACCTAATTTAAATTTCTACAAATTTTCTTCTTGTCCTCTAAATATTTATTTATGGTACTGGCAATATTAGGCACATACCTACATAAAATTTAACAAACGTATAAAACAACGAACGTTCCGCAGAATGTTGATACGTTTAAAATTCATCTTAGGAGTGGTGCAGATGGAATTTAAATTTCAATATGATGAGAAGTATCCAGTTTGGGTAAATGGGATTTATGGTAATTATTCGTTTGAAGCTAAAATGTTTGATAATCCTAGTGAATATGGAATAGCAGCAGGAAGAATAAGCAAGTTGTACATTTATGATGGACCACAAAAGTTAGTTGAATATGATCGTGGTTGGTATAGTGGTTCAGATTTATATTCTCTGCACGTTCCTTTAGTAAATGAATTAGAAGACTTGCCACCTATACCAGATGAAGTTATGGAGTACGCTAGAAGAATCAACCCTCATTTCGGAGGTGGTTTAATATGATAACAACTTTATTAACAGCTACTGGAGTGGGATTTGGTGTACTGATTTATGAGCAAGTAGCAGAATTTTTAGACTTAAATCATTTAGAAAGTGTTCGTAAGATTAGAAAGGTGTATTTGAAATTAGGATACCCTGCAATAGTCGTTACTGTAAGCATAAGTGTATTCGTTAAGATCGTTCATATCCTTATTTAATGTGTTCGTTTTATATATTCCTCTGTGAGTTCTTTTGGAGAATATTTAGAACGAATTATTGAAACGTTGTTAAATCACTTATTATTATATTATTTTATTATTCGTTGGTAGCGTAGCTATCTTTACAGATATAAAGAAGGCGACTTTTTCCTTTTTCTTTTTTTCATCCTAACAAATCGGCGAAAATATTCAGAATATTAAGGAGGGTTTATATGTTCGAAATATTCAATAGAAATACAGATAAAAGAAAAATCAAAAGATTGTTCCAAATTGCGAATGTTTGTGTAAAAGAAAAAGATGTAATTAAATATCCGACATTCACTAAACGAGTTGAACAAGAGAATTACACATCTTACATTTATGTTTTACCATTAGGGATACCAAGTAAGTTAATTCAGAAGTTCCAAGAAGTTATATCAGAAAGTTTATATAAACCGATATTAGTCGAGTACAACAACTACCACTTAGAGATAAAAGTATTTAAGCATGAAATGCCTACTTTTTATGATTGGTCACCTACATTTTTAAAAGAGAATACATGGGAAGTTTGTATGGGTAAATCATTAGATGATTACATTTACCATGATTTTGAAAAAACACCTCATATGACTTGTGGTGGTATGACTAGATACGGCAAAACAGTATTTCTTAAAAATGCAATTACTGACCTTACATTACAACAACCAGACAATGTAGAATTTTACATTTTAGATTTAAAAGGTGGGTTGGAGTATATCAAGTTCAAATATTTAAAACAGATAAAAGCAATTGCAGAAAATCCTATGCAATGTTTAGAAGTGTTGGACCATATTAAAAACCAAGTTGAGGAACGTATGCAAATGATGAAGAAATTAGAGTATTCAGATATACGAGAGAGTTCAATTAAGAAACGTACTTTCATTATAGTTGATGAAGGGGCGCAGTTAGCTCCTGATCGTTCAATGAGCAAACAACAGAAAGATATGCTAGGAGCGTGTCAAAGACTCTTAGAATACATTGCAGCAGTTTCAGGTGGTTTAGGGTTCAGACTGATAATGTGTACCCAATATCCGACTTCTGACACGTTACCAAGACAGATAAAACAAAATGCAGATGCAAAGATAGGTTTTCGATTGCCGACACAAGTTGCTAGTCAAGTTACGATTGATGAAAACGGATTAGAATCACTTCCTAGACTACCTGGAAGGGCGATATACAAGACAGATATATGCACAGAACTACAAGTGCCTTTTATTGATACAAAAACTATGTGGAAGGTGTTAAGTCAATATGAGAACAAAGACGATTCAAAAACAGAACCGTTGGTACGAAATACTAACATCACTATCCCATCTGAAGTACGCAACAAGAAGACAACTACAAGCGATTCACAATCTACAAGGGATAAGGAACAGCCAGAGGATACTAAAGTCAATGATGGATTCAGAATTATTACTAAGCACTAAGGTAGAACAAGAAAATGTATATTACTTATCTAAAACAGGAGCAGAGTTAATCGGAGTTAAACCAATTAAAAAGAGTAGCCAAATTGAACACGTATTATTAAGAACTGAAGCATGGATGATTCTGGATTTCCCACAATGGTACTTGGAACATCCTTTTGAATTAACTATTAAAGGTAAAGTTAAAAAAATGATTCCAGATGCACATTATTTCAAAGATACGTTGTATTGTGTAGAAATTGATAATCAACAAAGGTTAATTAGAAATAAAGAAAAGTTAGAAATGTATGGAGAGTTAAATAAATTGTATGAAAGGGATGAACATAAGAAAATTGTGGTTCAATTCTTTACTAGATGCAGATCAAGAAAAAGTAAAATTGAGGAAATAGCTGGTAGGAACCAAGTTGTTTGTGAAGTTTATGTAGTTGATTACTAGGAGGTCATCATGAATTATCAATCTGAAATCGTCAAAAAGAATCCTGTTATGGTGAATGGTCAATTTGGAGTGTATTCATATGTTGCGAAATTAAACAAACAAAAAAGAACAGGAGTTGCAGCAAGTAAAGTAGTTCAGTTTAAAATACTATGCGGTGGCGAAGTGTTAGTACATTATGACAATGGGTGGGTGAAAGGTGATCGGTATTTTAGTTTATATAAGCCATTAGTTGAGCATTTAAATGAATTGAAAACGAAATAGGAGGGTTATTATGTTATCAGAAGAAAGAACAGCTTGTTTAGATATTTTGAATATGGATCTTAAAAAAGGTGATGAATTAAAATTTAGGTTGTATGATGGTGAAATAATTGAAGGTCGTTTCTTCCGTTATATTTACAAAGGCTTTGTTGTTAAAAATAAAGGTGAGTTTAAAAGAGTAAGATGTTTAGATGTTGAATATTTTATAGTCTAGTTGTGTCTATTAAGAAGTGTGAGTTGTCATGATTAGTAATAAGCCAAACAAAAAGGATGTCATTTAAACGTGACATCCCTTAATGAAAATTCATATTTATATTTTCTATCTCCAGTACGATCTATAACAAATGATTCTACTAACATACTAACCAATGTTTTCTTTTCATACTCAGTAAGGCTTGACCAGTTTTCTTTAATGTTTAATAATAGTTCTTGTATATCTTCTTTTGAATGTGATTGAGTTGGAACTATGTTTTGTAGTTTCTGCTGAATCACTTTTTCTTTTTCATTTTCCTCTTTCATTAACTCAGTGTATTCTTCATCATTCATCATATCGTTAGCCCATGCGTAAGACCATTTTTTCCTGCGTTTTGCAATTGTTTTTAATTCATGTTCTAAATCTTCTGTTTCATCTTCTTGTTCGTCTATTGTAGTATCTACTTTATTAACTACTTCATTCCATCTTAATTCTGAAATTTGTCTAAGGAATAATTCTTCTACCTTTTCTACAGGCACACCAACATTACATAACTTCAAACTTCTTCCTTTGCATCTGTAACTTTTATATTCTTTTCCTCTTACTATTGATTTAGAACCGATTAACCTTTGTCCACAATTACCACAAATAATCATTCCAGAAAAAATATAATCACTTGTTGCTGATCGTGGGTGTTTTAATGAACGGTTTTTCATATGAAGTTGAACTTCTTCAAACATTTCATTACTTATTATAGGTGGTACTGCATCGTCTACTTCAAAGTAATTAGATGTATTTCTTCCCCAACGTAACGAACCTTTATAAAGTGGATTCTTTAATATTTGGTATATTTGAACATCGGACCACTTCGCACCAGGTGTACCGATTAAATCTGTTGCAATTTTTAATGTGCTTTGTCCTTCTAAATATCGTTTATATATCCGTTTAACTATTTTCGCTTCTTCAGGAATAATTGACAATTCACCATTATCTAATGAATAACCAAAAGGCTTAACATGAGCAGCATATTTCCCTTGCCTTACTTTTTCCTCTAGTCCTACTCTTACTCGTTCACCTAAGTTTTCTCTTTCCCACTGAGCTAACGCAGCTACAATTGTAATAAATAATCTTCCCATTGCGTTTGTGGTGTCATAGACTTCAGTCATTGACTTGAATTTGCAATCGTGCTTATCAAAAAATTCTAATAGCTTGTACAAATCTAAAACAG